CCTAGGCAATCACTTTAAAGGCCTGCATTGGGCCTTTATGGGGATTACTTAAACAACAAAAGGAAGTACAAAATGAACTATAAAGCAATGAACCATCTCAGGAAACGTGTGGAACTAGCCCAAAGCAAAGGTGCAATTAACGCATCTGAGGCTATGACTTTATTACACCACGTACAGGTAGGTAGCCGCTATGCCTCACCACAAACTAAGTGCCTTGCAGCTGAGATTGCAAAGAAAGTACGAAACCATGTATGCAATATTTAAAGCCTTTGAAGATACACACGCTTGTCCGTCAGTGCTGGTATGGCCTAGCTCTTTGTCAAGTAAGATAGTCTGGTATTAATTAATATTAAAGTCGCAAATGTTTAATTAGGGAGTAGAATAGTTATTAGACCGCTGTATGTATTTACAGTATCGCTAACAAAGGTTGGCATGTGGTAATATTAACTTGCACGATAACATAAGGGCGTAAAAATGATTTGCATAGCAGACATTAGTTCAAAAATAGACGTTCGATTTAAACATTGGATGAGGGAAGCAAACTGGCCGTTATGGCTATGGATGATAGACGCAAATAGTGACTGTACACCTGTAGTAATTAACAGGCCTCCAGTATATAGAGATAGTTATATACCATTTGGATGTATCAGCTACTTAAGGGCCGTATATTCCGCTTAATTATATGTATTAATAAATTTTTATTTATAAAAGCACGTAATTAACTAAAGGATTAGCGGTATGCATATTACACTAGGTAGTAGTTTTGAAGTTGAGATAGGTTTAAAGTACGTTTACATTAAAATAAGGGGTTGGGATTACTGGAAACAGTGGGCCAGTACCGATATAAATTAACAGGAAGGAGTAGGGCCATGAGTTTAGATAAAGGACTTATCTTACGTGGAATGCAAGAGTCGTTAACAGATATGTACCGACTTAGCGGAGAACTTACGACTACACAGCTACGAGTATTAATATTCGTAATGCGTAGGGGTAAAGCGACAGGTAGTGACATAGCCAAAGCATTGGAAATGTCAGCACCTACAGTATCACGCAGCATTGCAACTTTATCAGACGAAAACATCTCAAGACGTGCTGGAGCACCAGTAGGATTCTTGCGATTAGAGAATGACCCTACAGACCGCAGGGTAAGGTACGCGGTTTTAACTGAGAAAGGCCAGACAATGGTCAATAGGATGGTGGAGAGCTTCCAACCCTAACCTAAATGGCTAACGTGTGGTCTTCAATAGGAGGCTATCATGGCTACAAAACAGGTTGAACGCGGCATCTATATGACTGCCACAGGATACCAAATCAAATGTACTGTTAAAGGTGTACCGTTTAATACGTTTGTCCTAGGACACGCCAACCTACACAAGGCGCGTAGTGTACTAGCACAGGCGAAGTCAGACTTACACCAAGGCCTAAGCCCAGAGAAGCAGGAAGTTAACTCAGGGACTAGCACACGGTCTTTACAGTATGCATATGACGAGACATGGAAGCACCAATGGGGTGCGGTTTCAGATGATTATGCTAAGAAGATAGGGCAGTATTGGAAGTGCATCACATCGTTTCTAGTTGATGAGTTAAAATTAACCAGGATAGATAAGGTCACAGCCAAACACGTTGATGAATATGTACATCATCTAAGGGACTTCAAAGGAAACTCAGGTAGTACAATCAACAATAAACTGGGCGTATTGTCAGCCATGTTTAAGCTTATGCAGAGACACGGGGTGATAGTAAGTAGTCCAGAAATTAAGTGGCAGGAAACTGCTGGTGCAAGGCTTAGGTATTACACGCATGACGAAGAGCAACAGTTGCTTGAATTATGTGACCTAATCGACTTCCACGACACGGAAATCAACACGTTGCTACAGGACTTTACCAAAGTTCTCTTTGCAACAGGCATGAGACCGTGGATGGAGGCGCACAATATCCAGAGGAGTTGGATACGTCAGGACAGTAGCGGTAACACGATACTGACAGTGCCTAAAAGGTTCTCTAAGACGAACAAAGAGCGAAGCATACCGATTACTGGTGCTGCTCTTGAAGTCATCTGGAGGCGCTCTAGTGGCCTAGAAAAGGATGAACGATTGTTCAACCGACTAGACTACAAATGGCATTGTAATAGATTCTGGCAAGAGGTAGTCCGTCCTAATATGGGATGGGGTGAAGATGAAGTCTGGTATGGTATCAGGCACACCTTTGCGACTAGGTTATGTGAATTAAACATTAACCTTAAGACAGTGCAGGAACTGATGGGACACACTAACATCAACCAGACAGCTCAGTATGCTAAGGCAACTGATAACTCTAAGGCAGATGCTATAGGTAAACTATCAGGCATGACAGGTCAACGTGATGAAGGCACAGCAAGCTTTCAAATGATGACAAATAGTAAGGAAAGAAGCGAGGAAAGTTTCCTCAAAATAAGAGCCGTGAAATAAGACACATCACGGGAAACCCTTAGAAACCAAGGGGGTCAACACCTAGTTAACGACCGGAGAAGGTTCGAATCCTCTCGGGCGCGCCACACTAGGGTTGACTTCCGTTACCAAATGGAAATCAAATGACAATATCAAATGTCAAGCAAATGGCTTATCTAATGGATAGGCCTTTTTGTTGCGCTAATAGTTGTCGATTGGTATACTCAAGGAAGTCTACAGCCCTAGGAAAAAGCCTAGGAAACTGGACTATAAACTACCCTTTAAACTGATTACTTTTTAACCAATTAATTAAGTTGCCCTATAGCGGCAGCGATGCAAGAGCGGGACTACTTCACCCTAGGATTGTCGAATGACAGTCATTACCAACCTAAAGATAAGGAGTGACACATGTCACAGAATAACTCTACGTCCATCATCAATGATGATAAACCTATAGAAGACTTTACCGAGGAGAATGCGAAGATGGACATCCAGATACAAATGGAGATGTCTATGAGAAACGAAGGTGTGTATAAGATGCGCAAGAGTGTAGAGACCCACCGTAAGCATGGTGGTGAATCTGCAACTGAATATGGACACACACTCATGATGCAGGGACTCTATAAGTATTCTGAAGGAGTCCGAGAGTGGTTTGAGTCACCTGTGAAAGCAGGGCGTGGCTCTAAGGTTCATAATATTCTAAGGAGTGGAGACCCTGAAGTAGTGGCGTATGTATTTATGAAGTCCATCATCAATGGTATATCATCAAAGACCATGACCCTACAGAACATCCAAAGGTCATCTACAGCAGCCATAGAGGATGAGTACCGTCTAAAGCAGGTACGTGCAGAAGATAAAGAACTATGTAAGCGTCTTATTGATGCTACTAACAAACGTGTAGGTTGGAGTAGGCGCGATGCTCTTGTCTCTGGTATGAGAGATGAGGCTAGTAAAGGTAACATTCAAAGCTGGGATGCTTGGGATGGTAATACCACTTTGCAGATTGGTGCTAAGTTACTAACCATACTCATGCAGACTGTTGGTTTAGTCCAGATAGTTACGGAGTCCAAGGGTAAGCACAAGACTGATAAGCGACTTACAGCAACTCAAGAAACTCTTGATTGGATAAGTGAGCGTAGTGAAAGAGCAGGACTAACAACACCTTCTTATAAACCATTAGTCGTAGAGCCACGTGATTGGACAAACGATAACCTAACTAACGGAGTGTACTACACACGCCATAACCGTCCAGTTAAGTTCGTTAAGTCCAACAACAAAAAATACTTTGAGGAACTAAAGCACACTGAAATGGATTTAGTCCTGGACTCAGTTAATGCTATCCAAAAGACCGCTTGGTCTGTCAATAAGCCTATCCTAAAGCTACTTACAGAAATGTGGGAGGCTGGCGTAGAGTGGTGCCCATCAATACCTTCTCGGTACAATGAAGAGGAACCACCACACCTAGAAAACTACGATGAGGCATCCATCACTGAACGTGCAGCATACGCTCAAGAACGTAACCGTGTACGTGTTACTAACCGTGAGAATATGTCCAAGCGTTTCGCTTACGTAGCGATGGTGGATACAGCCACTGAGTTTAGCCAGTACGATGAGTTCTACTTTGGTATGCAGCTAGACTTCAGAGGCCGTGTGTATAGTGTCAGCCCTTATAACTGTTTAGGTCCTGATGAAATGAAGGCCAGCCTACAGTTTGCTAAGGGTAAACCTTTAGGTGAAGATGGTTGGAAATGGTTAGCTATACACCTATGCAACGTGGGTGACTACGATAAGATGTCCAAAGCTACCTTTGAAGACCGTGTTCAATGGGTGATGGACAATGAAGATTGGATAATGGCATGTGTAGAGAATCCTTGGGAGAACCGTGAGTGGGCTGAAGCTGACAAGCCGTTCTTATTTATGGCTGCTGCTATGGAATGGAAAGGATTCCTAGAGCAAGGTGATTCATTTGTGAGTCACATCGCTGCATCTATGGATGGAAGTTGCTCTGGCCTCCAACATCTAGCTATGGCTATGCGCTGCTCAACGACCGCTGAGAGCGTTAACATTTTACCCAGTGAAACGCCTCAAGATGTATATCAAATTGTTGCAGACAAGGTTACAAAGCGTCTGGTAAAGGATTCTCAAAAACCTTATGAGCATTGGGGTGAACCTGTCCTAAACAACATGGGAATTCGAGTACCTTGCTACACAGAGCTAGCTTTAGAATGGTTGAAGTTTGGGTTTGGACGTAAGGAAGCGAAGCGTTCTGTCATGACGTACAGCTATGGTTCAAAGCAGTATGGCTTCAAGAATCAAATTGAGATTGATGTTATGCAACCATTGAAGAGGCAGTGTGCAAAGAGTGGTGTTGAATTCCCCTTCTCTTATGATGCTGGTTACCGTGCCTCTAGTTACATCGCCAGACTTCTTTGGGAAGCTGTAGTAGACACAGTGAAACGTCCTGCACAGCTTATGGAATGGCTGACAGGTGCAGCGAGTGCTGTAGCTAAGACTAAGTTCACCATGCAAGATGGTTCTAAACAGACCATGCCTGTACGATGGACTACGCCACTAGGACTACCTGTGGTTCAATCTTACTACAACATGGAGTCAAGGAAGGTGAAGACCAGCATCAACGGAACCCTAGTGTATCTCAGAGATAAAACAAGCACTGACCAAATCTGTAGCCGTAAGTCAGCTCAAGGTATGGCCCCTAACTGGGTGCATAGTTGTGACGCTGCTCATCTACAGTTATCAGTAGCACGTGCTAAGGAAGAGGGTATAGATGCCTTCATGTTAATTCATGACAGCTTCGGTACTCACTGTGCTGACACTGGAAGGTTCGGGTCTATCATCCGTGAGGCTATGTTAGAGATGTATTCCAACTCTGATGTAGTTCATGACCTTTACCTAGAGTTACGTAAGCAGCTTCTACCTGAAGACAGGGATGACCTATCTCTACCGCCAGCCAAAGGTACTATGGACATCGCTGATTCAATTGAATCACGCTATTCTTTTGCCTAATGTTTGTCGATAGACACTCATTGTCTGTGGGGTAAATAATTAAGTTGCCCTATAGCCTGAACAAAACCGAAGCCCCTCAATTCCGAGGGGTTTCTTGTATATGGAGATTAACTTATCGAAGACATGACCCTTGAACAGGCATTCGCTGCCGCCCTTATCCAGACAGGCGAAGCACTGCCTTTAGACCTTGTATCCAAACTAATGGAACAAGGCGTAATCCTCGATGAGTTCATCGCGGCTAACCTTAACAAATAGCGTTTATACGCACCTGACATATAGGAAATTATATGACCCAACGTAAGAAAACTAACAAGCTTCCAATGCACACCTCACCACGAGGCCGTACAGAGTGGGCTAAATTATGGACACCAGATACTAAGTTTAATGTAGACGGTGAGTACGGGACCAAGCTAGTGATGGATAACTCAGACGCTACAGACATCATGGCGATGCTTGATGCAGCACATGCCTTAGCAATTGATGCAGCAGTTGAAGAGACAGGTAAGCCACGTGCAAAGATACGTGTCACTGACCCTTATGATGTTAACCAAGAGACTGGTGATGTCACCATTAAGTTAAAGCTTAAGGCTAAGGTCACCACTATGAAAGGTGAGACCTTTGAACAGAAGCCCATCGTAGTTGATGCCAAGCGCCAGCCTATCACCAAAGAGATTCCACTATGGAATGGCTCACTGGTACGTATTGGATTTCAAATCATACCGTATTACACAGCACTAGCAGGCGCAGGGTTATCTTTGCGTATGCGTTCAGTGCAGGTGATTGAAGCATTAGCTGGAACCAGTGAAGCCACCTCGATGTTTGATGACGAGGAAGGTTACTCACACGTTGCCGCAACAGTACCTGCTGAAGCCCAGAGCTTCCAAGAAGAATCAACGGAGGACTATGAAGACGTTCCATTCTAAAGACGTTGGTCTGAAGTATGGATTCCGAAGTGGACTAGAGGTACGGGTAGCTAAAGAGTTAGCAGCTCAGGGCATCCCGTATACCTACGAGGAAGAGAAGATTAAGTACACAAAACCTTCTCGCCTTTCTACCTACACGCCTGACTTTAAGATAGGGCATATCTTCATTGAGACCAAAGGCCGCTTCATGGTGGCTGACCGCCAGAAGCACATTCTAATCAAAGAACAACATCCTGAATTAGACATTCGGTTTGTGTTCTCTAACCCCAACCAGAGAATCTCAAAATCTTCTAAGACTACATACGCTATGTGGTGTGAGAAACATGGGTTCCTGTATGCAAAGGAGAGTATCCCACACGCATGGCTAAAAGAAGCAGTACAGAATTAATTGTAATTCACTGCACAGCAACACGTCCTTCAATGGATGTAGGACGAGTAGAGGTTGACGCATGGCATCGCCATCGTGGATTCCTAGGCATCGGTTATCACTATGTGATTAGACAAAATGGACTTCTTGAAGAAGGCCGTGACTCTGAACAGATAGGCGCTCATGCCCGTGGCTTTAATGCCACATCTATCAGTGTAGCAATGGTTGGTGGCGTTACTGAAAAGGACGTAACCATATCAGAAGACAATTTTACGGACGAACAGTGGGTGACCCTTAAGGCACTCATCGAAAGGTTGACGGAGTTATATCCAGACGCTGAAGTCCTAGGCCACCGTGACTTACCTAATGTTCTGAAAGACTGCCCTAGCTTCGATGTGAAGCAGTGGTGGGATGACCAGATTTAATTAAGTTGCCCTATAGCCTGAACAAAACCAATGCCTTCATTACGAGGGCATTTCATTCTTATGAACTCAATAACTGAGAGAAATTAATATGTCACAAACTCAAACTGTCCTTAACCACTTGAACAACAATCGCAAGATTACTTCTATCGAAGCCATTGGCTTATATGGAATCACACGTCTAGCTGCTGTGGTTCACAGTATAAAAAAGTCAGGTGTCGAGGTAGATACCACCATGAAGAATGGTGTGAACAAGACTAAGTATGCTGAATATAGTTTAGCAGCCTAGTCATGAGAGAACATGACGACAGCCCAGCAGTAGGGCGTGAAGCTTGCCCCGACTGTGGGTCAAGTGATGCTCTCACACGCTATGCATCAGGCCGTGGCTTCTGCTACGGAGCAGGATGTGGTCGCCTAGAGTGGCCAGATGAAGATGGTGAACCTAATACCCAACCCCAAAGGACTCGTATGGCTAGTGATTTAATTACAGGTGATGTTCGTGCCTTAAGACAGCGCGGCATCTCTGAAGAAACTGCACGACACTTTGGGTACAAGGTAGGTTCATACCGTGGACAGCCAGTACACATCTGTCCCTTACATAATCTTAAAGGAGAGCTAGTAGCACAGCAGTTAAGAACACAGGATAAGGAGTTCCCAATACTGGGTGACTTCAAACAGATGCCTATGTTCGGTACTAAGCTGTGGAACAAAGGTAAGAAAGTAGTCATTACCGAAGGTGCTATAGACGCTATGTCTGTTAGCCAAATACAGGATAACAAATGGCCTGTAATTTCTTTACCTAATGGAGCAGGTGGTGCGGCTAAAACTATTGCCGCTAACCTCTCCTACTTCAATGCGTTTGAAGAAGTCATCCTAATGTTTGACGGTGACGAAGCAGGGGAGAAGGCCACAGCTGCCTGCGCTCCACTGTTTCCAGCTGGTAAATGTTTCATCGCTACCATCAATGGTTTCAAGGATGCTAACGAAGCACTGATGGCTGGTGCTAGTCGTAAGATTCTTGAAGCAATGTGGGGCGCTAAGGTGTACCGACCTGACGGCATAGTATCTCTTGCGGACATCCGTGAAGAACTAGAGAAGCCAGTGGAGTGGGGTATGTCTTGGTATCTACCTACCCTGAACAAGGCCACCTATGGTCGCAGGCTTGGTGAAGTGTATGCAATTGGTGCTGGTACTGGAGTTGGTAAGACTGACTTCCTAACACAGCAGATTGTTCACGACATGTACGAGCTAGAGAAAACTGTAGGTGTGTTCTTCCTTGAGCAACGTCCTGCTGAGACTGCTATTCGTATCGCTGGTAAGCAAGCTGGTAAGCAGTTCCATATACCTGATGGTGATTGGACCAAGGAAGACAGGGGCGTAGCTCTTGATGAACTTATGGACCATGACCGCCTACGTATGTACGACAGCTTTGGTACATGTGAATGGGACACCATCAAGTCCAACATCGAATACATGCACCATGCTGAAGGCATTGAAATCTTCTACATCGACCACCTTACTGCACTGGCTACAGGCCAAGGTAATGATGAGCGAGTTGAGTTAGAGAGAGTCACTGCTGCTATCGCTATGTTAGCCAAGCGTCTTAACGTCATCATCACAATGGTGAGTCACTTAGCTACTCCTGATGGTAGGTCTCATGAAGAAGGTGGGCGCGTAAGCATCCGTCACTTCAAAGGCTCACGAGCTATTGGATTCTGGTGTCACTTCATGTTCGGCCTTGAGCGTGACCAGCAAGCTGAAGACATTACTGAACGTGAGACTACTACCTTTCGTGTACTGAAAGACAGGTATACGGGGCAGTCCACAGGCATGACCTTCCCATTAAACTACAACCATGAAACAGGAAAACTACACGAAGCTAGTCCATTCGACTCAGTAGCTGTGGCCTCTCCTTTCTAGCAGGTAAGTCAAATGACAGAACTTGAAAAGTGCTACGGCACTGACGGCACTTACGTGCGTGTTAGATATAAAAGTGAGTTAGGTAGCTTACATAGTATCAGCGAGTACAACTCATATATGCAGGCTCGTAACCGTTGTACTAATAAGAACGATGCAGTCTATGTAGGTTATGGAGGCAGAGGTATTGAGTTCCGTTTTGACACATTTTCCGAGTGGTGGGATGCGTTAGGAAAACGGCCCTCGCCACTGCATTCTGTTGACCGCCTTGATAATGATGGGCATTACGAAAAAGGAAATATTCGCTGGGCTTCCAAGAGAGAGCAATCAGTGAATCGTAAGTTTGTACGGGCTGTGCGACTCACACATCCCAATGGCGATAATGTCATCTATGAAAGCGCACAAGCTGCTGAGAGATATTCAGATATATCTGTAGACGTTATAAGACGCTTGTGTAGGGGCCAGCCAACCTATGCCCAACAAGGCTACCAAGCCCACTACATACCTAAACTAAAAGGATAACCCAATGCGCCTAGTCATAGACATTGAAAGCAATGGCTTTCTAGATGTACTCACTACAATCCACTGCATCGTTGCCCATGACCTAGACACTGGAATCCTCCACACCTTTAGACCCCATGAGATACGTGAAGGTATCTCCTTGATGCAGAGTGCTGATGAGCTGATTGCCCATAACGGAATCAAGTTTGATGTACCAGCAATTCAGAAACTCTACCCTGACTTCAAACCTAAGCGTGTCATCGACACTCTAGTTTGTTCCCGTCTGATATGGTCCAACATCAAGGACCTAGACTTCAGTCACTTCAAGAATATATTACCCTCCAGGTTATTTGGTTCTCACTCTTTGAAAGCGTGGGGCTACCGCCTTGGTGAACTCAAAGGTGACTATGGTCAGCAAGAGAATGCATGGGATGTATTCACTGAAGAGATGCTTACCTACTGTGAGCAAGACGTGCGCGTTACTGTGGACCTTTACAACAAGGTACTAGGTAAAGGCTATAGCCAACAAGCTATAGACCTTGAGCATTCCGTAGCTGAACTAATGTGGAAGCAAGAGTGTAATGGCTTCGTGTTCGATGAGAAGAAAGCACAGAAGTTATACATAGACCTAGCTGAACAGCGTGACAATATCTACCAAGAACTTTACTCACTGTTCCCTGCATGGATAGTAGCTGAAGGAGAGAAGAAGCCATCACGTAGTTGTAACTACAAAGACCCAATGAAGGCTGACCGCACTATGAATGCACCCTTCACTGTCATCAAGATAGTGGAGTTCAACCCTTCATCACGCGCTCACATCTCCAACAGACTTATCACTAAGTACGATTGGAAGCCTACTGTGTTCACAGATAATGGGCAGCCTAAGATAGATGAAACAGTTCTGTCTAAGCTGGACTACCCTGAAGCAAAGCAGATGGCTAGGTACTTCATGTTACAGAAGCGTCTAGGTCAGGTAGCTGAAGGTAAGCAAGGGTGGCTCAAGGTATGCACCAACGGAAAGATTCACGGAAGTGTGAACCCGAATGGTGCAGGTACTGGACGAGCTACTCACAGCCATCCTAACCTAGCTCAGATACCATCCATGAGAGCAGCTTACGGTAAAGATTGCCGTGAACTATTCACTGTCCCTAAAGGATGGAAGCTCATGGGCGCTGATGCTTCTGGCCTCGAGTTACGAGCCTTAGCTGGTTACATGTCTCTCTATGACAAAGGTGCTTACGTTGATGTGGTCCTTGATGGTGACATCCACACAGTGAATCAACTAGCTGCTGGGCTACCTACACGTGACCAAGCTAAGACCTTTATCTATGCATTCCTGTATGGCGCTGGTGACCAACTCATTGGTGAGCTAGTAGGTGGAGGCGCTAAGGAAGGTAAGAAGATTAAGAAATCTTTTCTTGATAAGACTCCTGCCCTTAAACAGTTACGTGAAGGCGTATCCAAAGCTGCTGAACGTGGCTTTGTTAAGGCTCTTGATGGTCGCCACATCCACATACGCTCACCCCATGCCGCATTAAATTTTCTCTTGCAGTCTGCTGGTGCAATCATTTGCAAGCAGTGGTTAGTAGAGTTTGAAAATGAAATGCAAGCTCAAGGTTATAAGCATGGATGGGATGGTGACTATGCCTTATGCGCATGGGTCCATGATGAAATCCAAGTAGCTGTCCGTGAAGACCTATCCCAGAAGGTAGGTGAGATAGCTGTTCTTACAATCCAACGTGTCACTGAAGTATTCAACTTTAAGTGTCCACTAGACGGAGAGTTCAACATTGGAAACTCATGGGCTGAAACTCACTGAGGTACTTAGACGTGCCTATCAATCACCCTTCACCACACGCAGTGAATTCGCTCGGACTAACGCTGAGTGGATAGCTGTGTGTGCGTGTCAGGGTTATATATCAACCAGCATTGTAGGTGATGACGATTACGGCAGAGTGTGGCATATCACTGTCATGGGCCTCATGCATCTACGTGAACTTAAAGGAATGACTGATGACCAAAGCGATAAGTGAAGCTACAGGTTTACCTATACAAACTAGAGTAACCAACAAAGCTTATGCCACTGGTTGGGACAATTTGTTTGGTGAAAAGAAATTGAAAGACCGTGTGAAGTTAGGTGTCAGTCCTTCGGCTGATGTTCAAAACATAGACTGCCGTACTGGCGAAATGATTACAAGAGAGAATGATGATGCCTGAAGTGATGACCACTGTTAACCGTGAATACCTTTTACTTCTTGAAAGAGATAGCCACTTCCTTGAATGCCTTGATGCCTGTGGTGTCGATGACTGGGAAGGCTACAGCGAAGCAAGTTTAATGTACGAAGAAGAGACTGGTGAATGAATACTGAATACGTAGACCACATGGGTAGTGATGCCTCTGTTGTACGTGCAGCTCGTGTCTCTTTTTCAGCAGACGCTACTGAGTTTGATGCAGTTAAAGACTTAGGTTTAGTTAATTATCTTGCTAAACATAATCACTGGACTCCCTTTGCCCACACTTCTGTGACCCTGCGGATGTGTGCGCCTGTTCCCATACGTACTCAATGCTTCAAGCATAAGGTTGGCTTCTCTGAGAACGAAGAGTCACGTAGGTACATCAGTTCTAAGCCTACCTTCTATACACCCCAGCAGTTCCGTAAGTCTCCTGAAGGCAGTATCAAGCAAGGCTCTGGTTCGGACATGCATCCTGTAGGTAACAGGTATTGGAGACGACACTTCCAGACTGTCTATAACATGTGTCTTGAGTCTTATGAAACAGCTATCTCTGGTGGTATGTGTCCTGAACAAGCTCGCTTCCTGTTGCCTCAAGGCACTGAGGTGTCTTGGTATTGGACAGGTTCTATCGCTGCATTCGCTAGGTTCTGTAAGCAACGTATGGACCCTCATGCTCAGAAAGAAATCCAAGACCTAGCTCAAGAAGTATCCAACATCATTGAGCCTTTATTCCCAGTTAGTTGGAAAGCCCTAGTAGGAGATAAGTAATGGTTGAAACATTAATGATGGTGCTTGTGTGTCTAGCATTTGTAGTTGTATCCCTAGCCTTAGCATTTAGCTTTGCTATGAATGCATACCTAGATTACCTAGAAGCATCCGTAGCTATTGAACACGGCATTCGTATTGTGACTGAACGTAATAAAGAAGGTGAACCAGATGACGACCCTA